TTTGCGGTTTTAGTAAGTGTATCAGTTGCTCTAAGTGACGATGCTATAAGTGCGCCAAAACCAGCCGCGCCAACTAAGCCGACAATAGCAGTCTTGGCACTTAGTACAGCACCAGCAACAGCTTTTAGACCTTTGGTAGCACTGCCAAAACCTTTCTTGGTTTTATCTAATGCGCTTATCGTAATCTTGACGTTTTCAGCCATCGCTCTCACTCATTATATGGAAATAGGCCAGCCACTCATTAAAGTGATTGACAGGCATTTGCTCTGCCTCTGCTATTGTTATGTGAAGCCGATCAGCCAAAGACAATAAGTTGATCCTTGATTGATCGGTTCTCAGTTTCCCTCGATTGCCTCAATAGACTCGATCTCTGCAAACATCTGATTGGCAATGTCACTAATGATATTAGTTTCTTCACCCATCAAATCCATGCGATCTTCAGCAGATGAAAAGAGTTTATTACCGCCCTCATCTTCTGCCTTCATGCAGATCAAATCCACCATTGCACCGATGGTAGTGTTGTTCAGGAAGTTAGGGTGCTTCTTCTGAAGTTGATCTAAGTCATAACAGGTAATAGCCCTGCAATATAACTTAAAGTCTCCAGATTCATCACCCCACGCAGGTACTAATACTTCTCGCGCTTTTACTTCCCTTCTGTTGCGTAACTCTTTAGCTAATCCCATGGTTTATCCCCCTAATTAAACTTGTGCTTCAACAACTGCTCCACTGCACTGGATGGTAAAGCTGGCTTCAACCATGCCATCAAATGCGCCTGTAATAGAACGTGAAGTAACGATGCCGCCACCACTGAAGAAAGTCTCGCCAGAGCCAGTACCAGTAGGATAGATTTCAAAGTCAATACTAGCGCGCTCATCTAGGATTAACTGCTGTGCATCTGCTTCATCCCAGTAGCATTCAATAGATACTGTGTTAGTAGCTAAACCCTGCTTGTAAGTACGTGCAGTATCGCCCATTACAGAATCTTCAATAGTGTCTGCTGAACCGTCAAAAGTGAAAGATCGTACTTCGCCAACCACGGCAACAGTCGTGCCTGAGACTTGTACTTTTACTACTCCAGATGCGCCTGTTTTAGTCGCCATGATTTATACCTCTAAATAAAAGTTAAGTTGTGCCGCGAGTATACTGATATAGCACGCGAACTGTAATAATGACCCCACCAATGGGATCAATAGAACCTTGGTCAATCTCAATGTTAGTTATCTGCGTATCTAAGGCATTAGCCCCACGCAATCGATCAACATCAAGACCCTCTTCAACTGCTTCGATAATGTTATTTCGGGCTGTATCAATTACAGACCCTTTAACAAAACAAACCAGTTCATAATCTATTGTAGCCATGCGCTGAGTGATTGACCCGCCCAGACTACTATCCTCTCTGTTCTCTCCTGCGCTCCTAACGAGAATCGCTGGGAACTGAGCATTCGATAACTTGTCAAAAGCAAATGGCTCTCGCGTAACGTACTTAACCGCTACAGGCGATGTGATCGCTTGCAGGGTAGTAACGATATTATTGGCAATGTTCTCTCTTACACTCATTTCAACGCCTTAAAGAATACCTTACCCAGTTGCTTTTCTTCCTGATCGTTAAAGCCAAAGAACGGTCTTTTTTTATTGTTCATTGCGGCCTTCTTCGCTTCAGTCACTCTGCTGAAAAATATCTCAGCCTTTCTACTGTTAGCCCTAACAGTCATAGAGCCTAACATATTACCTGTCACGGTAAGATTAACAACGCCCGATGCATCGCCAGAAAATGATGGCCTTTTGCCTCTGCGCGGCCAACCTTTCTTTTTAGCCTCACGATACCTTGATGAATACGGCTCGAACTCTTTCTCAATTCCAATGCCTTTAAGAGTCCTATCCTCTATTATATTCACGCCTTCCTGCGCGGTAATCAGTAACGCCCGTTTAACGCTGGCAGATAGCTCCTTGCCTTTCTTGCCTACTCGCTTGGCAATCTCTTTGGCATTGGTGTTTATCTTAACCTGCATTATCTAATCAGCCGACCAGAGTTCACTGATTGCTTTTCGTCATCGTCGATAGTGCTGTTGCCATCATCATCGTACTCAACGCCATCTCTCAGAATAGCGTCGAACTCTTCACCATAACGGGCTTTATAAAAGTCCATCATGTTTTGGAATCGGTCATCTTCTACCCAGTTAGTCAGTTGCGGTAATGCGTACCTTGCTAACACTAAATAAGCAGAGCATCGGGTAAACTGTGAGTCAGTAAGTTTGGAGTTCTCCATCTCACCCGCTATACCTTTCTTAGGCCACCACTTGATCCGCAACTCGCGCTCAATATCTGATTGCGCTTTTGCATGATCGTCAGTAAATGATGTGATACCTAAAGAGAGAATATCAGGGATTAGATCAACTAAGTCTGAATCTTGAGAGAATGCCATTACCATTTCACCTTGTCTGCCCAGTATGCCGCTGATGCTGTTTTATCTTTGCGGCCTCTTGCTATGTCTTTTGCAAACCTTGCCTTAAACGCCCTGCGCTTGGCCTTATCTGCTTCGCTTTCGTTTTTACGGGGAGGCTTGTTATCTGCTCCCTGCTGACCGAATCGAATCAAGCGTACCTTGTCACCCTCTTTAGCCAATACTGCATGGCTCTTTTCTGGGTGACTCCTAGTGCGCTTAGGCTTGTTATAGCCTTCGAACCTTTCGCCACGATACGTTATTGCCATAGTTACCTCAAAAGATAGCCCCCTCCGAAAAGGGGGCATCCATAGTCTTACAGTGCGGCATCCGAAAGGATTTCAACACCGAACGAGTCATCCAACTCGCCAACACCATAAATGGCAGTAGCGTTAAGCTCAAAGGCACGAGCAGAAGCATCGCGCTGTGGCTCAATCTGGAAGTCGCGCTTCATAGCGATAGCAAGTGCTTCTGGAGCGAATACCGCGCCTTTAGCATCGTCATTGCCATCGATAGAAACATTAGCAGACTCATATACATTGATACCAGCGATAGTACCAACATAACCGTTACGCATTGCTTCGTTCTGCAAGTCGCCACCATTTGGATTAGCAAAGGTGTTAGTTAGGTTAGCTTTCAACTGGTACGCCTGATATGGGTGTACTACAGCATTGATTACGCCAGTTACTTTGTTAGCGCGTAGAGTTGCGGCCGCCTTGAACAAGTCGGCTACAGTGATCTCTGCACCAGCAGAGCCGATAGAACCAGAGAATCCATCAAACAAAGCGATCAGGTCAGTATCCATCTTAGTAGCAATAGCGTTACCAAGTACAGTTCCTAATTCTTCAGCAGGATTGCCAGCACCCATAGCGGCTAGATCAGTCAACAACACCTGTGCGCCTACTTCGCCAACAGTTACGGAAACTGAGCTAGTAGATACAGTGGTTGAAGTCATTGCAGTGCCTTCGGTCAAATCAGCGGCGGCTATTGCAGGGTACTTAGGAACCTGAATAGTTTTGCCAGCTTGGTTGCCGATGTTGTACTGAGTAACAAGACCCAGCATTAAAGACTGCTCTTCAGCAGTGAAACGAGCCTGAGCGATAATATTCGCAAATAGATCGTCAAGAGTAGTTGAAGTTGTTGCGGCCATTTTAAAAGTCCTCTAAATAAAAATAAAATTGTGGTTTGGTGGTTACGCTTTTTTCATAGCGGCAAATGCTTCTTTGCCACCATCACTCCAGTTTGCAACCATATCTGCCACAGATTGAGGCTTCTGTGTCGAGCCACCAGCGTTACCCATCGAGCCAGTGCCACCTTGTGAGGCTTTGACCATATGCGGGTTTGCTGTCAAGAATTCAGCTACCATCTCATTGACTGATAGCAGATCACCGCTGTCATTGTATCGCGGTGTGCCGTTATCGTCTAGCACCTCTACATTGCCGTCATCTGACAGGCGAGTATTGGTTTTAAGCAACTGAGAAACTTGATTCGGATTAACAGCGTTATTGTTAGATGCCGCACCTAGAATCGCTCCGTCTACTAGCGTCTGTTGCAACTTCGTTTTATAACTCTGTATCTCCATGTCTTTTTTCTCAACCGTTTTCTTCAGGATTGAGTCAAACTCTCCGCGCTCTTTTTGTCGCTCCAGTTCTGCGGCTTCTCTTTGTGCCAACAGTTCTTTTGCTTCATCCAGATCAACACCAGATAGTTTTTTGTCGAACTTTCGTTGCTCTCTTGCAACACGATCCGCAACAATGCGGTCTAGTTCATCCTGAGTAAAGGTTTTAGTTTCCTGACTTTCTACTGCCGCAGTTTCAGTCTCTGCTTCTGTTTCCATGATTTCATCGCTCATGTTACGAACCTCTTAAAGAGTATTGGTGAATCCGTAGTGTATCACAAATGGTTATTTTTTAACCATCTTCTTCTTTTTCTTCTTTTTGGGTCTTCCGACCTTGCTACCGTATGTGCCTTTACCTTGTGGCATGATTAATCCTCTAGTACTGGTCTAAAATGATGGCGACAGTTATAGCCGCCCCTTACAATAAACGGATCGCCAGCGGCCTTGCCTTTCCAACTACCCGCCCATGTTTTCTCTATCTCTTCTGTAGTAAACACCTGATTAACGTGTTCCCTGCAAAATGGTCTAGTATCTCTGACTGTTGTGCCGTAATACTTCCATTTAGTCGCGCCTGATTCTTTACCTATAGCGGTGTTAATGGAAGCATCAAACTGCATTAAGCTATCCTGCGCCATCTGGGTAGAATAACGTCTAAGGTTATTACCAACCCGATCCCTAGCATATAAGGTATGTAGCTTCTCAACTGCGGCCGCACTCTCTGCCGCTGTACCTGTTCTTGCTACATCAACTAACCGCTGTGCCTCTAAGTCATCAGATTGAATGTATACGCCATTTACTGCATGACGAATAGTCTTTACCGAATCTGCAAATGCTCTGCCCGTTAGGGTGTTCTGGTAAACCTCAGTCGCTATGACATCAAGGTACTCATTAGCAATCGCCTCGAATCCTTGGAAAGATAACCGCTGTAGTTGGCTAATAACCGCAGGGCTTGCTTTGGTGAAGTCCCCGTATGTCTTTAGCATTACAGCCGCATCACCCGCTACACCATTGTAATCGCGTATCATCGCATCAACAGTGGCTAGGTACGTTTCATCAATCGCTAACCTGATCTCGTTACGCGCAGAGATAGCCCATTCCAGATCGAACAGATTACCATCCTGTAGAGGCGCAGTTGCCATAAGATCAGCAACCCTTTCCTCTAACGTCACTAGAGCCGCCTGTAGCCTTTCCTGATGGCTATCGGCTAACTGTTCTAGCACTTCCGAATAAGCCGTATCCGCTGGCATTACTCAGCAACATCCTGCTCTGCAAACTGACCTAATACTTGTGACCCGCTTTCGATCTCAACGTGCGACTTAGCCAGTGCCTCATCATCTAACACTAGATCACTGATCTTCTTGTCTATCTCTTGCATTAGGGTGACTGACTTAACGCCCGTAGAACGCATCTGCTGTAGGAACAATAGTTCTTTATCGTAATCACGTAGATCAAATGCATCAGGATAAAATATTTCAACGTCTGGGGTTATGTCTTGCCACTCACAGAACAACTGCCACAATTGCTCTTCTGCCAGTTCTAAGATATCGGCCTTCTCAGATAGTTTCGCGTTTAACATCTGAAACTCTGTTTGCATCGCCACGCCTGATTGGGTCATTGCCTCAGTGCCGCGAACTGCTCCCATATGTGCCATGCGATTAATCGCCTCGACCTTATCCTTTATCGAGTTGCGAACAGCGTCAAGGTTCTGACCGCTAGGCTGTATCTGATAGGGCTTTAAGCTGGCATCCATATCATCAGGCATATTGATAATAGCACCCGCCCCTGCACTAGCATCGGTCTGGAATGACTTCACTAAAGTAGGATGATTACTGATTCGGATTAATTGTTCTATCTCTGACAGTTCCTGATAGATCGCTCTCTGCATATATGACGCATCTGCAATATCTGATATGCCGATACCGCGAACAACTGATCTCTGGGCAGGAAGGAATACAGCAGGTATCTTGCCTAGTGCGTTATCTTCTTGCTCAACCATGCGCTCGTTATCATTGACCGAATGCCATAGCTGTACGCTGTCTTTAGTCCAGACCCGATACCATGTATCTGTTTGTGTATCCGTCACCCTGTCGATTGCTTCCCTAATCTTTAAATAGACTAGCTCAAATCTACCACTGGCCGTTCTTTCGTACTTCCAGTCAAATACGTTCTCAGGGGTAAACATCGTCACATAAGGTCTTATGTCTTGCTGTAACTCTTCTGCTTTAGTCCCTGCTGTTGACTTAGGCTTATCCATCATTAACCATACATGACCGTAAACGCTAGACCAAACTTGTGCCTCTCGCATAAACGCATTGAAGCTACGCCCATCTAAATCAGCATCCTTCAGGAATGGCTCAAGTGCTACATTCCCAGCGGCTGAGTTATACGCCCTAGTCGGGGGTACTCGCCATAGGAAGCTGGAGTAAATGTGAACAATGTTTTTACAGTGGTTGTCTATCGGGGTTAGATCGAGTCTGCGGTTATACTCATCTTTATCTTCTGAAATGTAGCGCGTTAGGTACGCTCCATCTATGTAATCTTCACCGCCCATATAAGAGCGCAAATAAAACTCCCAGCGAGACTGATTGTTGTCGTATTCTGGGTGCGTTGTTTCAATCGTTTTCATCAAGTCCACCTAGTAGGTTGTGGTGTGTCGTATTCAGTGCGAACGGGGAACAAGTATTCTACCAAGTAACCGAGGGCATCATTCATATGATCGAACCCGTCTTTATTTGGTTGGCTTGTCCCTTCTTTGTACGTCTGCCTTTCTAATGACTTAATCGTCTGCTTGCATTTCGGGCTAATGTACAAATGCCGCTCACCATCACTCGACAGTAAACGACTATTTACAGCATTGATCCGATCCCTGACTAATGCGTGAGTCTTTTTCGCCTTAACGCTGTATCCTGCGTTTTGTAAGATCGACAAATCTGTGCGACCACCAGCAGATGTTTTCCGCTGTCTTGATGCTGGGTCTGGATAAACAATTATATTACGAGTCGGATAACGCTCATCAATCTCCGCTACCATCTCGTCGGTATTTGATCCATACATGACTATCTCGTCAACGGCATACAGCGTCCCGCCTTTACGAATACAGATAACGGCAGACATGGGATCAAGGTTAAAATCCATACCAATATGCAGTGTACCATTATCATCGTCTAACGCCAATACAGACTCTTCACGACTGAACGAGTAATAAATCAATCCAGAGTAAGTTACAAACTCCGCGCAGTATTCCTGATTGAATGTGCGCTCATCTAAATCTTGCTTGGCTTGCTCTATCTCTTCTTCAGGTACGTTGCCGCCTTCGATGGTGGTGTATTGAAATGATTCCCAATCTGCCGCCCTATCAATCCCTTTTGCCCAGAGATCATAAAAGTGATTTCTACCTTTAGGCGTACCGATAAACATCGCACCCCCTTGTCGATCAGATAGGGATGCTCTTAATACTTCATACCATGCCTCTGGCCGCATATCAGCAAACTCATCTAGCACGACATAATCTAACGCACGGCCACGCAAGTTGTTTGGCTTCTCTGCTCCCTTCAGGGCAATCACCGATCCATTGATTAGCTTGATCGTAAGGGCTGTTTCGTTGGTCTTTTGGATGTACTCTTCTGGGATAGTCTCAATCAGCATATTCCAACAAATCTCTTTGGCCGCCCCGTAGGTAGGGGCAACATACCAGACGTTACGATTGTTACCAGATATGGCCGCCCTCAATAATGCGCCAGTAGCTAGAAACGTCTTTCCGAATCTACGCCCTGCAACAACAGAAACAAACCTAGCCTCACTTAAAAAGATTTCACTCTGCGGCTTTGTTAATTGCATCTTTATCCACAAGAATTTGGATTGGTGGAATCTCTTTTACTGGTTCAACATATTGATCGCCCCATGATTCTCTATCTCTAGTCTTGAGATAAAAGATCATGCAGGTGTTATCGCCATCAACAGCCTTCTCGAATAGTTTATTCGTTACTTGATTGATTCCTTCACTGCGACCCCTTTTTATAGCCTCAAGAAACTCTGGATATTCCTTCTGACGCTCATAGACGGTTG